GATCCACACTCTCTTTTTTGACCGATCTTAAAAAAATCGATGTGTTTTTTATTATCTAAGTATCTTACTATAGAGAGAAGAGAGATAGTAAGAAAAGAGAGAGATAGGGAGATAGCTGGAAATAAAGAGGGGCAGGGAAATAGATAGCAACATTAAAAACGAATGGGGCACCCCCCGATAGGGAGACGCCCCCCCCCTAGACAAGGGGGACAAACCGAGACAACATAGGACAACAAGGGACAGCTGGGAAGATTTGAGAGGATTGTTAGTTGGTTTGCCCCCTGTCATTTCAACGTTTTGCGTTTTCGTAAATGCGAACAATAGCAATTACATAGTGCTCGATTTTGTTGTCTCCTTTCAATAGTTCGTGTTGCAGATGTTGTTCATAGTACATAAATGCAAGATACGGAGTATCGAAATTTATTGTTCTTACTGGACTAACTCCGTTGATTCTGTTGTCATTTACAAGTAAAGCATACATTTTAGGTCTCCTAGTTGCTACAGTTAGTTGCGAGTTCCGCTCAAACATGCACCATTTTAGTGCAATCTTTCCAGTTATTCCAGGTGCAAGGATACTACCCAGAAAGGGGCAATACCCTTGTGATCTAGAATCTAGGAAAAGAGACTACTTGAACAGCATGCAAAAACCCTTGCACCTGATAACGGTATACCCTTCGCAAACTGCGTTATCAATCCATTCTTGCGCGTTCAATCCTGCGCCATACTTGATAACCCCCCTTTGTTCCAGCTTGCGAGGAGTAACTTTGACTGGATGCCTGCGATTGTGCCGTGCCTTTGCCTTTGCTTTGTCAATCATCATCATTCTCCTTGTCTCCTGCCTTCGCACCATGCTAGACAGTTTAATAGACCCTGTATGCGCTGCATTGCAAAACAAGGTCTATCGGACTGTTCAGCAAGTGCTAGAGAATGTCGCTGTGGGTCACAAACAGCTTGCGCTCGTCATCCCACGAACCAACAAGCCTAGCACCGTTCCATATCTCCGCATTCCATCCTTGTGTGCGCAGTCCTGCACAGACACTAAGGCAGAATCCGTAATACTCGCTGTGCAGGTAACGCACCATTCCATTGCATCGTGCGATGATTGTATAGTTTGTCATGGTTGCCTTCCCCTTTAAACGTCTGCCTCGACAGTCTCTTGCCCCTTGTCAATCGTCTTGATATGCTCGTCTGCTCTTTCTACAAGGAAACTGCTAAACTCGTCTTTATCTAGCAACTTGAGCTCAATCAACCCAAGCAGATTAGTCCGGACGCCCGCGATATTTGCGCGCGACAGGATGCATGTTTTCTTGCTGATCGCCTGCATAAACTCAGTGTACTTGCCGATAATCAGCGTTGTTTGCGCTGGCGTCTGTTTGGCTGTTTCCAGCGTAGCAGATGCATTGCGTTGCAAAACGCGCGCGGTATAAGCTGGTGCCCAAAATTCCGTGGCCCACTCCTTTATGTCTGCCATCGTTGGCACACTCCTGGACCTTGTCTTGTCGAAATAATCCTTAACAAGCGCGTCAAGGTCTGTCGCATCAATCGTTGTCTCCTTGTCCGCACTGGCATGGACCATTGCATCCTGATATTCTTGGAACAGTCCCACTAAAAACTTGTTGTTGTCTTCGATCACTGACATTTCAACGTCTACGTCATCTGTCAGAATGTCCAATAGCGAAAGAGAGGGAAGGAGACAAGCAAAGTTTGCAGGGAGCTCCTTGTCCGCAATCTTGCTGTCCGCCTCTTTAACCTTATACCCTACATAGCACCATCTCTGACCTTCAGGCGCTGTTTTAAACCTTGCCTCTTCCGAGAATGCTTTCCTACCCTCAACGACTGTTGCCGTGGCTGCTATGGCCTTGGGAAGATTCCCTGTCCTGACTGTAAACTTAGGCATGTCATTTACTCCTTGTTTGTCTTGCTAGGTTGTACTACAGACTTTGCGATAGCTTGAATAACACTTTCGCCCGAATGTTCTTTGCATGTAGGTTGACCCATGATGGAAAAACAACCTGATTCTGTGCGCCTATTGCACCACGGACAGGCACAGAATGGTTCCCACTTGCATTGTAGAAAATCAAGCTGGAAACTCATAGTGATCTACTCCTCATTTAAAGGATGCCGCAAGGCGCGGCGAAAGTGACCAACTATCCCCCTGCGAGGATAGCAAGTGACTCTCTTAGACCAGTCTGTAATCTGCCACTGTTGCTGACATGCCATCAGGCATTATGACAACGTAAAAGCTTCTTGTTGTACCATCTGCCAATTGGAAGTGATCTTCGTCAATAACAAGTGCTTTCCAGTCTCCACAAGCTGGAAAACCTATTGTTGCCATCCAGCTGCCTTTGATTGTTACTGTTTTCGTTTTCGTTGCAGGTTTCATTTAAGTTTCCTTTTCGTTTCATTTCGTTTGGACGTGGTTAGGTGTACTAACAACAAAGCACAATCTGTGCCAACCATCTCCACGGGCTACCAGCTTGGCACGATCTTTGCTAGGGTGACGCCCAGCGTCAAAAAGTGACAGCAATTTTCGTCACATAGTTTCCAGCTCCACGGCCAGTCGAATAGCTGGCAGTATGACATTGGCATATTAGATGTTAGCTACCAACAGTAGTCAACACCAAGTAACCAACAGCTTGTAGACTACAACAAACAACAGTACAGCTAGTAGCCTACAAAATAGTTGACATGCTGATGTGGTTATTTCAAGCTGGCAGGGGATAGAAGCCTTTTTGGTTTGAACATTCGGAGTATTCCCTAACATTGAACACAAATTTTCTAAATTTTTTACAAAGAAAAATCTTCCCCACCTTTCTATCAACCATCCTTTCCTGTATAATCCTTTTCAAATCTTCAGTTTAAGGTTCGTGCCAAAAAATATGAAAGATAGAATCGCATCTCTCCTCGGAAGTGGTTTAGCTCCTGCCCTTGTGGCAAGTGCAACTGGAGTTTCTGCTTCTTATATCTCACAACTTCTTTCTGAACCTGCTTTCTCTCTTGAAGTAGCTTCTCTACGTGCCAAGGATATAGAGAAGATGCAGGAAAGAGATGGCGCTTGGGATGGTTTGGAAGATAAGTTGCTTGAAAAACTTGGTGACCTAGTTCCTTTTATGGTCAAACCAAGAGAAGTTCTTCACGCAATACAAGTTGTTAATGGAGCAAAGCGCCGCGCGGCAGACCTTGTTAAACCAGATGGCTCTGCTCTTGGCTCAGTTACAAATCATAACACAGTCGTGCTTGTCCTTCCACAGAAGGTAGTTTCGCAATTTGAACTTTCTAAAAACAATGAAGTCATATCTGTAGCAGGCAGAGCATTAGTTCCTATGGCAACTTCCCGGCTTCTTGAAGAGATTAAAGATAAACAGGAAAAGGCTCCCGAAGAGAAATCTCCGTCTCCCGCACCAGGAGAAAATGATTATGACCCAGCAAGAGATCAAAGACTTTCAGACGCACGACCCGAAAGCAGAGACAATTTCTCACCAGAAATTGCTGAACGGATCGTCTCGGCTGAACTCGTCTAAGATTCCTCCTTCTCCTCATGAAAAGAAAATTGTTAAAGATATACTTCTTGGGATAGTAAAAGATTGGAATCTGCAACTGGAATCGAGCACGAAAGATTGAGCACCCACGAGACAACCCAAGCGGCTGTTAGCAGGGAGCAAGCCGTGCGTCTTGCAAAGAATGATCTTAACTTCTTTGCATCTCTCCTGATGGCTGACCAATTCCTTCTCTCTTTCACCGATCTTCACATAGTTGCCTGGAATTTCTTCACTTCTTCTATAAAAGAATCTGAGATTCCTTATCCAACACCAAAACAGAAGTTTCCACAACTTGCTCTTGGTTGGCCTCGTGGGCACCTGAAAACAACTCTCGTTAAACTTCTTGCTTGCTATGCAATCCTTTTCTCAAAAAAGAAGTTTATCCTTGTTGTCGCAAGTAACCTCTTCAAAGCCAAAAACATTGTGGCTGACATCTGTCTCATGCTTGGTGAAAAGAATGTTCAATCTATTTGGGGCACGTGGGACCTTGGCATTGAAAAGAATACAGAAGACCTTAAGAAGTTTACTTTCTGTGGGAAAGACATAGTAATAGGTGCGATAGGTGCAGGCGGTGATCCTCGTGGTTTGAACATCAACAATGAACGTCCAGACCTCGTCTTGATGGATGATATCCAGAGTGCAGAAGATGCAGAATCTGAACAAATCAGTCAGAAACTTCTCAAGTGGATGAATGGAACACTTAAGAAAGCAAAAAGCCAGCATGGCTGTGTCTTCATCTTCGTAGGAAACATGTTCTCCTCAAAAACCTGCATCTTGAAAATCATCAGAAGAAATCCAGAATGGCTCTCAATCATCGTTCCAGGCATTTTGGCAGACGGAAAAGCTTTATGGCCAGAATTGCGAAGCAAAGAAGAGCTCCTTCAGGAGTTGAAAGAAGATATAGCGATGGGAACACCAGAAGTTTTCTTTTCAGAAATCATGAACGACGAAGACGCAGGGCTATCATCTTGCTTTGATGTGTCTCTCGTGCCAAAAAATCCCTTCGTTGATCCGAAACCTGAAGAAATCTTCGCCTCTTTCATCATCATTGACGTTTCTGGCTCGAAAATTACCAGTGATGATACAACAATTCAACGATATATTGTGCAAGATGGAGTTCCTGTTTGTGTAAAAATCATCTCTGGTATCTTTTCACCTCTTGATACGATCACACAGACCTTGATCTTAGCGCTGGAAACAGGTTGTCCTCTGATTGGAGTAGAATCTGTCGCTTACCAGACATCTCTTCTCTTCTGGTTTGCTAAAATCTGCGAAAAACACGAAATTGAAGGCATTAATTTTGTTGAACTTACTCCAAAAGGCAGACCGAAGAACACAAGAATCTTGACAATGTTCAAACGACTTGTTGGAAGTAGGATTCATGGTGAAGTTTCAAGAAGCGAAGAAGGAAAACCAAGTCTCTTTTTGCATGACAGTGTCAGGGCCGCGGTTTTCAACGAAGTTGCTTCCTTTAAACCTTCTCGTCGTGACAATATAGACAACATCTTGGATAATCTAGCTTATTCAGAAGATATGATGCACGATTACGAGGCATTAATGATTCATCCTATATCTGTTGATGCACGACTCTATGATGAAGCCAAAGTTTTAGAAAACAATTGTTGTTTTTAAGAAAAAGAGACTAAAAAGATGGCAGCTAAGCTTTTTTATCTTACAAAAACCAGCCAAGGTGCTCTTCTAGAGTATTGCAAGGCTACGATGGAGCTTGGTCTCAATACTTGGGACTTCAGAACAAAGCTGCTTGAGATAGATCGTGAATATTACAGAGAAAACATCACAACAAAAGATCAATTTCAATATAATGCAGCAATTTCTGGTGGAGACAAGAGAAAGATCGCAGATATTGTCGTGCCAATCGTTGAACCACAGATAGAAACATCTCTAGCGTATCTAACATCTGTTTTTCTAACGGGTCATCCAATCTTTGGTTGCGTCTCACCTCCTGCACAGATCAAGGCAGCTAAAACTTTCGAGGCAATGCTTGAAGAACATGCATCTCATGGCTCTTGGGTCCGTGAGCTTCTTATGTTTTTCAGAGATGGTCTCAAATATAACATACATGCAGTAGAAACTTGTTGGTGGCAAGAAAAGACCTATGCACCTTATACAGAAGTTTCTTCTAAGGGTTTGACGAGCGAGCAAAGGAATATCATCTGGCAAGGCAATCGTGTCAAACGCCTTGATATGTATAACACAATTTTTGACTTCCGTGTTCATCCAGCTGAGATTGCCAAGAAAGGTGAGTTTGCAGGATACATAGAACTCATGAGCAGGATTGCCTTGAAAGAGTTCCTTCAATCTCTTCCGGACCGCCAAAACGTCACAGAAGCATTTAATTCCTCCGTTGGAGCCTCAAATAAGTTTTACGTGCCTGAAGTTAATTGGAACTCTCTTGTTTCTCAGCGCCTTTCAGAAAGTATGGATTGGTATCGTTGGGCAACACAAGGCACGATGGGAAGTGGAGGCAAAGACATTCATTACAAGAATATTTATGAAGTAATCACACGGTATTGCCGTATCGTGCCGCAGGATTTCTCCATGAATATTCCTAACTCTGGAACAGTGCAGATATGGAAGATTATAACAGTCAACGACCAACAAGTGGTGTTTGCAGAGAAACAAACGAATGCACACAATCTCTTACCGATTCTATTTGGACAGCCTATCGAGGATGGTCTTGGTTACCAAACAAAGAGCCAAGCACAGCGACTGATACCAATACAAGATACAGCATCTGCTTTATGGAATGCGAGACTTGCAGCTAAAAGAAGAAGTATCTCAGACAGAGGAATTTACAACCCTCTCATGATTCGTGAAGCAGATATCAATAATGAAAATCCATCAGCTAAGATTCCTTGTCGTTCGTCGGCTTACGGAAAAGATATCAAAGATGCTTATTACCCTATTCCCTTTGAGGACAGAGAATCTACATCTTTCGTCTCCGATGCACGTGAGATGCAACAATTTGCAAACTTCGTCTCTGGACAAAACCAAGTACAACAAGGACAGTTTGTAAAAGGAAACAAGACGCAAGATGAATTTGATGCCTCAATGCAGTTTGCCAGCGGGCGGCAACAGATGATGGCACAGTTCATCGAAGCACAAGTAATGGTTCCTTTGAAAGAGATCCTCAAACTTAACATCCTTCAATACTCTACACCAGGAACAGTTTATAGCACGGTAGATCAAAGAACTTACGAAGTAAAACCAGAAGAACTTCGTGCCGCGAGCATACAATTTAAAATCTCTGATGGCCTTCTTCCTTCTTCTAAGATTATTTCTGAAGGTACAATTGTTGCTGCATTCCAACTAATCGCCTCTACACCTGCACTTCAAGCTGGCTTCTCTCTGCCTCCTTTGTTTACTTATATGATGCAGCTTAAAGGATTTGACGTGCAACCGTTTGAGATTCAACTTCCGCCTGGAACACCTCCTGCTGGCACACAGACTATGCCAGTTAAGAATGCAGATGGTAGCACGTCAAACCAAACAGTTCCTGCGCCAGTCCCTCCAGGTCTTGGTCAGCCAGCACAGAAACAAAATCTACAGTAAAAGAGGTTAAACAATGAATATTATCTGGATTCTTCTTATCATCCTTCTAGTTTTTGCAGTTCTTGGTGCTCCAGGAGTTGGTCCATTCACACATAACTATGGTTGGGCTCCGTCAGGACTTGTAACGATCATTGTTGTCGTGCTTCTGATACTTCTATTGACTGGAAAACTTTAAAAAGGAAAGAATTACCATGATTCATATTGAGGACAAGCACCTACTTCTGAATGCAATTCATGAAATTAAAGCATTACGTCAAACAAATGAAATTCTTATGGCTCAAATGGCTATAGTTGAAGTCTTTGCAGCTGCATTAGGATTAAAAAAAGGTTCACGTGGTGAAACAATTGATATTGTTTATGAATTACAACAAAAGATAAACAAGTTAGAGAAAGAAAATGGCCAGTCGTCAACCAACAGTCTTTGATGCCTTCGATTTCACAGATGATGAATTCGCCGCAGCACGCTTTTTTACAGATGCCAACATTCTCTTCCTGAAAACTCTCCGTGCCCAGGCAGCTGTAGAAAAGATCGCCCTTGAATTCGATCCTCTTAATCCGCACAAGTTTATTCAAAACGAGGCCGTGCTTCGTGGCAAGATAGATGTCTTAACCCTTCTGATTGGAGACTAATTAAAATGAACCTCGGAGATATGTTTCGTCAATTCGTTCCTCAAGCTGCTTCCGCACCTGCTACCACTACTACTCAACAACCTACATCTTTGCAAACTCCTAATACTGCGCAGAATATGAATGACGCAGCTACTATTCAGCAAGGTAATCCACCTGCGCCTGGAACTCAACAGCAAGCTGGTGTTCAGCAACAAACAGAGAATCCACTTGCTGAATTTGCAAAGATGTGGGAGCCAAAAAAAGACGTCCCTGAAGATTCTTTCCAACAAATTAATGCAAATCCAGCAAAGATTAAAGAAATAGCTGACACAATTAATTTTACAAGTAGTCTCAACCCTGAACTTGTTAAGAAAGCGCTATCAGGTGATGCCAACGCTTTCTTGCAAGTTATTAATACTGCAAACCAACAAGCATTTGCAATGGCTATGCAAGCTTCCAGCGCCTTGGCCGACAAGCAAGCTTCTTCCGCAGTAGATTTTATGAAGAAGACACTTCCAGGTCAGTTCAAACAACTTAGCGTGCAAAATGATCTGCATGCTGAGAACCCTCAATTTAGCAATCCTGCTGTGCAGCCTCTTTTGAACCTAGTTCAAGAAAGGCTTGCTGTTCAGTTTCCTGATGCAACTCCTCTCCAACTTAAAGAACACGCTAAGAAGTATATCTCTGGCATGGTTCAAGTCTTTGCTCCAGGTTCTACTGTTCCTGGTCAAGAAGGCACTGCGGTAGCGGGAGAAGATGAGAATGCAACTTTTCTCAGAAACATGCAGAAGCAACAACAGCAAGCAAATAACTTTGACTGGGATGCATGGGCTTCAGCACAGAGTCAACCTTCTCGTTCTTCGTAATCTTTTCTCTTTTGAGGTGAACTAAATGGCAACTGGAATGTTTAATGCTTCTCTGAACCCAACAGACTTCAATAAGAAAAGCTATGCAGCTGCTCTTATTCGTCTGTTTCCTAACGGTTCTGCGCCGCTCTTTGCAATTTCCGCTCTTATGGGAACAAAGACTGCGCTGCAATTTGAGCATGGTTATTACAGTAAGACAATGGTCTTTCCTTCTGTCACGCTGGATGGTGAACTGACTGGTGGTGTAGCAACTACTGTCACAGTTCTATCTACTGCTAACATCCTTCGTGGTGAAATTGTTGTTGTTGACAGTATCACAGATGCAACCACTCTTGAAGTAACCAGAGGAGTTGGTGTAGTTTCTGCAGGAACTATAGCAACTGCTGTAGTTCTCTACAAGGTTGGCAATGCTTTTGAAGAAGGTTCTGTGCGACCTGCCAACCTTTATATCTTGCCTGTCCGTTCAACTAACTATACCCAGATTTTTCGGAATGCTTGGCAACTGACTGGTACCGCGGCCGCAACGCAAGTTATTGTTGGCAACGGAAATGTAGCAGAGAACAGACAAGATGCGATGATGTTCCATGCAGTAGATATTGAATACGCTATCTTGTTTGGCCAGAAGTTTCTTGGCACGAGAAACAATCAACCTTTCCATACAATGGATGGTCTTGTTTCCAGAATCTCGCAAGATGCAGCAGGAAATATCGTGCCACTTGGCTCGACTACTACCTTTACGGAACTAGAAGCAGCTTTGGATCCAATGTTCAATGTTGCCACAGATCCAAAAAGCTCAATGAATCGTATTGGTTTTGTTGGTGGCACCGCGCTTCGTGTTATCAACAACATCGGCCGTTTGAATGGTACTTACAATCTGGTTGATGGCCAAACCAACTATGGTCTACGCTTCAAGACTCTGACTTTGGCACGTGGTTCGATTGATCTGATCGAACATCCTCTGCTTAACACCAATGCAACCTGGGCCAAGAGTGGTATCTTTGTTGACCCAGCATCTTTCAACCTGGCTTATCTGGGTGGAAGAAAGACGATTGTTGAAGAATACAACATCAATGGTCGTCCGACAGATAATGGGATTGATGCAGTTGGTGGCTCTCTCCTGACAGAGCTAACAACTGAAATCACCAATCCTCAAGCTAATGCTTATCTGACTAACTTTACTGCTGCGGCAGTAGGTTAAGAAAGAGAGCTAGCGATCCTCCTTGGCTACGCGGTTTGTATGGTGCGGGCTGCGTAGCCTTTTTTGCTTCTCTTCTTAGGAAACAAAGATCATGGTAACAGTAGTTCCTTCTTCTCCTTCTTCTTCTCAAGCTCCGCACGTCCCAACTAGTAACCAAGTTCAAGCGGCGCAAAATCAAGATGCGCACACAAAAGCTTTGGTTGCTGCAATGGATGCAGGTGAAACAAAGACTTCTCCTAAACGCTATTACATGCCTTACAATGGAAGTCGTTTCGTGACAAAAACAGGTAAGAGTCTCTTTTTTGTTGGTGGTTGTCTTGAGACAGACATCAAAGAAGAGATTGACCAGATTGAAGCAGCTATCAAGAGTGGTGCTGAAATCTCTCGTGTCCCGATGCAAGTTGTAATGTCAGATACCAAGATCATGAGAGATGTTGGAGCCTCTTCAAAAGGTGCAAAGACTGGTATGGCTTCAAGCCAGACAATTGCAGCCTTGGCGGCAGAAAGTATCTCAAGAAAGTAAACATCAAAGATAAACATGAATCTTTCTGAACTCGTTGATGGTGTAGTTAGTAAGACAAAACGTCCTGACAAAGCGGACAGCATCTTACTAGCTGTGCAGGAAGCTACTATCTTTGCTCATACCTATGATTTCTTCCGGCGTGACATGGTAGAGATTCCTGTAGAGTATGCTACACCTTCTTTTAAGGGTCGTCTTGACTATGGAAACGTCTTGCCTGGGTAC